ACTGTTGAAGGACATTACGAAATCCAATTAACTGGTTAAAGGAGACAACCATGCACAATTTTGCAAGAATTTGGAGACCCGTCTTCGCGACCATTGACCTCAAATATGCAACCATCACAATTAAGGATGGATCAATCGGTGCATTAGTATCTGTTGCCGGTGGTGCTTCGGAATGGACAGACTCTCCGACGACTCCAGGTGAGGCATATTACACTGGAGCCGCCATGACGTCCAAACCTGTGCACGTTGAGCTTGGTGGAGTGGATATTACGCTTCAAGAGGGAACACTTGGCGCTCTCGTCGAGAATGAGTGGGCGTGGGGTGACCAAGATACCCTTGGCGCAAGTACCATGTACATCAAGCTTCCTGGTGATGGTGATCCTGACGCTCTGGCTGCTGACTATCTCAAGATTGCTTTGACAGCAGTTCAAGAGAGCATTGAGGTCAAGATCGGTGAAGGGAATTTAACTTACTCCGAGAACAAAACGATTGAATATATTCTCGATCGTGGTCTTCTCGATGACGTTCGTGAAGGGGATCAGGTACCGCTTGATCTCAACTTCGACTTCCAATGGGAATATATTGTTGGTTCAACTGGCAGTAGCACTCCAACGGTGGAAGAAGCTTTAAAGGGGACTGGTGAGGCGGACGATTGGGTATCAACTGACTCGGATGCTTGTCGTCCGTATGCAGTTGATATTGAAATCGAGTATCTGCCTGTACCGGACACTTGTGGCGACGGAGAAGTCATTACGTTCAGTGACTTCCGCTATGAGACCCTTGATCACGATCTTCGCGAGGGAACCATCAGTTGTTCCGGACGTTGTAATGTGACAAAGGCCACGGCTGTTCGATCAGCTCAATAAGCCGTGATTTTAGGAATCATCCAAATAGGGGCGGAGTTAATCCGCCCCTTCTACCCTACCTATTGGGGTATAAATAGGGTTGGAGGAAAAATGAAACTTAAAGGGAAAAAGTTAGAAGGCCCACAGGAAAGGGTTGTTGTCCTGCCAAGACAACAAGGTGAAAATTTAGTTTTTAAATTTGCTGCTGTGTTAGAAATGGATAACTTTGATAAATTGTGTCCAATTCCTGAGCCAAAGGAAGTATTAAAGCCAGGTGGTGCACGTGTTCTTGATGTTGAAAGTAAAGAATATCGTGAAGCACTTGATGATTGGGCTATGAAAAAAACACACTACATGTATCTGAAATCAATTGAAGCCACAGATGATCTCGAATGGGAGACTGTGGATATGGGTGATCCAAATACATGGGAAAATTATGGTGAAGAGTTGCTTGAAGCAGGTTTGACAGAAGCTGAAAGACTCAAACTTCTTCAAGTATATTCAGAAGTGCAGGGTCTTGATCAAAGTAAAATTGACGCTGCAACGAAAAGTTTTTTAGCCATTCCCCAGGAGGCTCCAGAAAATTCATAATACCAAAATATCGCACAGAGAAATATGCGATATGGCGAGCATGTGAACGATGGTCTATCCTACCACCTGGGGTTGTAAAAGAATGGGATGAAATGCATCCTTGGTTTCAAGCACAGGTAATTGCTTATGATCAGATTCGTCAAATCGAGAAAGCTGAACACGAAGCAATGATTCTAAAGGCAACGCATGGCACAAAAAGCCGTAATCCAGTACGGAAACGTTGATATTACTGGTATCAAAGCAGCTATCGGTAAATTCAATAAGACTCAACATAAGCAAATGATCTTGCTTATGAAGGGAGCAGTTCGTGTCTTTGTCAAGACTACTGTTCAATACATCGGTGTTGATACCGGTATGACTGGTGGGACATTACAGCCAGTCGCTCAAGAAGTTGGCACTGGTGTATTGGCGGAAGTTAGAGCCAGAATGAAGAATAGTTCAAGAACTGGTTTTACTACTATGACAGGACGTTATTATCGTTCTCGTAAAAGATCAATGGATGAAGGAATTAAAGCAGGGCAAAATGCTTATGTGCTTAAATTTGGAACAGTTAAAAGACCAAGGATGATCTTTACTTTCAATACTAAAGTCTACCAGTTTGCATTGTGGGAACCTCGACGATGGCATAGTTTAAATTTTGGTCTTGAAGCTATGGTTGCTTATATTAATCAGAATTTTGATACAAAATTCCCATATGCTGAAATGATTGATGCCTTAAATATTAAACAGAAGGTGGGACAGAGATAATGCCAACTGAGAAAAATATTAAAGCAACTGCTGATTTTACTGCAATCCTTAAAGAAATGAGTAAGATCATTAAGGGTTGGAATCAAGTAGCCACAGCTCAGATTCAAGCAAATAAAGGAGCTGATGCTCTCACGAAGAAGATTGATGAACAGACGAAGGCTCTTACTCGTCTTGCTACTGAGAACAAAAAACTTAATACTTCATATCGTGATTTGGTAAATCAGCAAAAAGCTGTTGCCAGACAGACCGCTCGAACAACTGCAGAAATGAAGAAGCAGGCTGCACAACAGTCTAAGCAAGTTAAGTTAAGTGCTGACTTTATTCAGAAAGGTCTTACTCAAAGAGAATTTAAAAAACGTGGAGCAACTTTTGGAGAGGTCTTTGATTATAAGACTTCTATCTCTCGTCTCAAAGAACTTCAAAAACAACACAGCATATCCCATGCTCGAATTAAAAAGATGTGGGGCGAATTGGCGCGCGGAGAGATTGTTGCATATACAGGCGCGCAACGTCGTGTTCGTGATCAATTAATAAAAATTCAAAAAGCACAAGCTGCACTCGGAACTCAAGCCAGAAAGACAGCAGCAGCTTTTAGAAAGCAAGCGGATACAGAAGCTGCTGCTTTTGTTGCATCTAATAAAAGAATAAATGTTACCAATAAAGATTTAGGTAAGATGAAGAAGGGTGTAGAGGATTTAACCATCTCTTGGAAAAGTTTTATTCGTTTGCTTGCTGTTCAATTATTTCATCAAGCTGTTTCACTCTTTGTTAGGCAAGTTCGTGATGGTATTGTTGCAACTATTGAACTTGAAAAACGAATTGCCGAAGTTCAAACAATTTCGCAGAATCAGCCTTTGATTTTTGAAGAATGGCGTAAGGGATTGCTTGCTGTTTCAAATGCTTTTGGTCTTCCTATACTTGATACTGTTGAAGGTGCTTATCAAGCACTTTCGAATCAAATAGCAGAAGGCACTGAAGCTTTGCGATTTATGACAGAAGCAAGTCAATTTGCTGTGACAACTGTTGCAAGTACTGCTGATTCTGTAAATCTACTCACTGCAACTTTAAATGCTTTTAATCTTACTGTTGATGATACCGAAGCAGTTGCAGCATCATTCTTTAAGACAATTGAACTTGGTCGTGTTCGTGCATCAGAAATGGCCAATACCTTTGGCCGTATTGCTGTTCCTGCCGAGAAGCTTGGGATTGAACTCAATGAACTTCAAGCTGCAATTTCTTCTGCAACTATCCAAGGTTTGAAATACAACGAAGCAGCTACCCTTATTAGAAATGTGCTTCTAAAACTTATTAGGCCGACAGACGCCATGAAGCGGTTGTTTGCTGAGTGGGGTGTGGTATCTGGTGAAGCGGCTATTCAAACTTTTACTTTTGCCGGTGTACTCGCTAAGATTGAAGAAGCATCACAGGGATCATCTACGGAACTTGGTGAATTATTCGGACGTATTCGAGCAATCACTGGTGCTATGTTATTTGCAGGTCGAGGTCTTGAACGTTATCAAGAAAATCTTGAAGAAATTGTTAAGTCAACTGATACCTATAACGAGAGAACAGCAATCGTTATGGAGAATACTGGTAAACGACTTGAAATTGAACTTAATAAAATTAGTAATTTCTTTCTTGAACTTGGTGATCGTTTTCTTAGAAATATTGACGCAATTAGTGGTGGATTCACTCTATTAACTTCTGGTGTTAGAGTTTTTACAAAAACTATGGCATCATTGCTTATTCCTACAGTTCTTCTTGCAACTAAAGCTTTAATTGCATTTATTGTATCATCTCAAAGAGCATGGTTTATTCTTTCTCGTTTCGGCGGCGTTTTTGCATTTGCCGTTGGTCTTCAAATATTTTTTGAGCGGTGGCAGAGACGGATCGATGAAATAAATGAATCCATATTGAGCAATCAAGAAAATTGGCATAAAGAACGAGTTAAACAAATTAATAAAGAACGTGATGTACAAATTAAAGCAATAAAAGATGCTAACAGAGTTGTTTTTCAACAACTTGCATCAAGAATCTCTGTTACTGAATTATCTCTTAAAGCAGAAGAAAAAGCTTATAGAAAATATGTAGATTTCGTCAAATCAGTTGGTGCTGCAACTGCTAAGGCTATTGGTCAACGAATTAGGGAGATTCGAAATGAAATTAAAAGATTAGATGCTCTTATAAGTACAGCAGATTATGCAAGAGGTTTGGAGAGTACTATTGATCAAACTGTTATTGAACGTCGTTTATCTGGAGCTGATAAAGGAATAGAGCCAACAAAAATAGCTAAATTTGCTTTTGTTCATGCTGCTCTAATTACTGCTCAAGAGAAAGCAAGACAGGCAGCTCTCCGTGGTCAGGAAAAAGAATTTGATCGTTGGGCTAAATTTATTCAATCCATGGCTTTTCAAGCTGTTGCTATTAATGATACAATGGAGCAAGGCCAAAAACGAATTGCTAATGGTGCGCTTTTTATTGAAAATGTATTAAAGAAACAGTTTCGATCACGTGAACTTCTTTCAAGATTCGCTGAGGAAGAAAAGAAAGAAGAAGAGAAAAAATTAGTCAGACTTAAACTTCTTCAAAAACGAGCTGCTGATTTAACAAGTTCTCTTGCAGAACAGCAATTAGAACTTTTGGATATCGAAGATGCGAGTGTTCTTGAAGCTGCACTAAGAGGACAAAAGCATGGATTAACAGAATTACTTAAAATTGCTCGAGCTCTTGGAGCCCAAGGACTTACTGCTGAAGCTTTGCAACTTGCTCAGGCAAATTTAAGATTGGCAACTGAACAAAAAATCTTACGGCTTAAAGCTACTGACGAATTTAATATTCTTAAACGGAATGAAAAATTTCAGATTCGGAAAATCGAACTTGAGCAGGAATTTATTAGTTTGATTAGAGAGGCCATTACATTACAAAAAGAACTTGGGATTCAAACTGGAAGGCTTGCAAATCTATTACCGGCTATTGTAGGAGGCTTAGCAGCGCCACCATCGAGACAAGCCGGTGGCCATGGGATAGATACACAAATTGCTCGTCTGGCTCCAAATGAAACAGTAATGAATCCAGGAGCATCAAGACGTTTTTATAGTACATTAACAGCAATGAATGCAGGTATCCAGAGATTCGCCGATGGTGGTGCGCCTGTTCAATATAGCGTTGGGGACATTCATTTACACCCACAAGATGCGAGTAAAGTTGATGTGGTTTCAATCGGAAAAGGTCTGCGTCGAGAAATCCGCAGAGGAAGGTTACGATTAAATTGAGCTTCAATATTTCATACAGTACATATGACGTTGATTTGCCAAATCCGAATCTTGAGGACACACGAAGGTTTTCTTCTCAAGGACTCAAAAGACGGACTCCTGGCGGGGTGGTCAAGGTATTTAAGGATTCGGATTGGCCTGTTGTTGAAACGTTCATATATGACTTTGTTCGTTTAACTCAAACAGAACGTAATGATCTTCTTGAGCTTCTTGAAGCAGGAGCGGGTCTTGAGATTTCAACAACAGACCATCATGGTGCAGCCAGAACAGGCTATATTGTTACTCCGGTTGCTGAGATTGTAACTGTTCGTGATGATTGCTTCTATGATGCTCATTTTGAATACATGGCGAATATAATTGTAAATGTTACTGGAGATTGTCCAGAAGATGCTACACCAGATACACCTGTACCTGGAGATTCTGATTATCACCCGACGCTTGATAACGATGACTTTTATAGGATTTATGCTGAGGATAATGATCCTATGGAAGCAGAAGATG